ATCAAACTGGACAACGCTCTGACCGAACCTGCGGATATCACGGTGTACCGTAATACCTTCCTGCAGCATCGCGCCGTGGACTTTGTGAATGCCGCTGAGTTGTCCGAGCGTGACTTGGACGACAGTGCGAACCAAGTGTTCTACTCCATGCAGGAAGCATACGACCTGGCTCGGGACAGTGTGAAGCCTGAGCCTGATGGTTCATTCTCAATGAATGATCGTCGGTTGAAAGACCTGGCATATCCCCAGGTTAATACCGATGCGGCCAACCGCCAATACGTGGACGACCAGTACGGCATTAACTCTGACCTGCGGGATGGTATCTCACAGGATAAGGATGAAGCTGAGGCGTCTTCCAATGCTGCTGCGGCTTCAGCGGCTAACGCTGCGAACTCTGAGGAGAACGTAAACACCTTGGAGGATGCGACACAAGTTGCTAAGACCGCAGCTGTTTCGGCTAAAGATATTGCTGTTACAGAATCGTTCAACGCAGCCACGAGTGCCGATCTAGCAGTGGATAAAGCTGCACAGGCTGAAGATCGTGTATCAGACGCTGAGTCTGCACGGGATGATGCTCAAACAGCGAAGGCCCAAGCGGAGAACGCAGAGACTGGTGCAGCTGGTTTCGAGGCCAAGGCTCAGCAATGGGCTGAAGAAACCCCAGGTACAGAGGTCGAAAGTTCTGGAACCTACAGTGCAAAACACTGGGCTTTTGAAGCCATCGACTGGGCGGACAAGGCGGAAGACTCGTCAGTAGCACCTGGTCAATACTCGGCCAAGCACTGGGCCAAGAAGGCCGAGGCTGATCGCATCCTGACAGGAACGCTAAAGGATGATGTCACATCGGCTGCATCCCAGGTCGAACAAGACCGGATTACCTCTGCTGATGCCAGTTCCCAAGCTGTAAACGCGGCGTCTAACGCTGAGTTGTACGAGGCCGACTCGTATGACCATATGTTTGATGCCGAGAACGCTCGTGACGCCGCTCAAGCTGCCGAACTCGCAGCTTCTGACTCTGAGACTTCGGCTTCAGATTCTGCCTCGGCTGCGGCAACCAGTGAAGGCAATGCATCCAATTCTGAGACCAACTCTGCGGCACATGAGGCAAAGTCCATGGAGTGGGCTTCCAAGCCTGAGGGACAAGAGGTCGAACCCGGTCTCTACTCCTCACGCCACTACGCAGAGCAAGCGCAAGCTGCGGTCAACGGTGCCCGGATTTACATCTCTCAGTATGATGCGTCAGGTGGGACACTACCGATTCCGAGCCCTCAGATAGCAGACAAGGGAAAATACTGGGTGATCTCAGTCCCAGGTACCTTGCCCCAGGTTGATTTCGTGGATGTTGGCGAAGAGCTGATCGTCAACGAAGACTTGAGCTATGGCACCGTGCCGATTCCCCAGGTCTACCTACGCCGGGGAAACAACCTCTCGGATGTAAACAGTGCCTCTGCTGCAAGGTCGAACCTTGGGGTTGGGAGTGCCGGTACCAAGAACTTGGGCACGGGTTCAGACAATGTGCCTACTCGAAGCTTGGCCGATGATCTCTACCTCGGTTTGGACTCTAATGCGGTTTCTGCCAGTAAATGGGCAACAAGCATCCAGCTATCTCTGAGTGGCGACCTCGATGGTTCAGCCTCTTTCGATGGCTCGGGTAACGTGACCCTGAATGCGACCGTGGGTAACGATAGCCACAGCCATACCATTAGCACGGTGTCCGGTTTGCAGGCTGCTTTGGATGGGAAACTGGGTATCAGTGCCATGGCGTATGACTCGGATCGTCTCGATGGGTCTCACGCTTCAGCCTTTCCGAAGGTTGGGTCAGCCAACACCTTCTCCCAGGTACAGACCATGGATGGGGGTTCTGGTAGCCGAGGTGCTGTCGAAATGCCTGATTCTACCCGTTGGTTAATGAAGGTTAACAATTATAACGTGGGTGTCCATTGGGATACCAGTGACAACAATCTTGACCTCAGAAACGCGTATGGTCCCGTTTTGGTCAATGGCGGGGTTATCTGGACAACCAACAACTTCAACCCCAGCTCAAAGGCGGATACCTCTCACGGTCACTCGATCAGCAACATCTCCGGTCTTCAATCGGACTTGGACAGTAAGGCTGACTCAAGTCACAGCCACGGGATTGCCGCTATCTCAGGGCTTCAGAATGCACTAGACGCCAAGACTCCTGTAGGCCATGGGCATTCGATCAGCAACATCTCCGGTCTTCAAAACGATCTGGATGGTAAGGCCAACACAAACGGTACTTACTCCGGGCTGAGAGCCCAGGCCACGACTAAGGGTGATGTGGGTCTTAGCAACATTCCGAACAAGACCGTGACGGATGATTATGTTGCCTCCTCGATCATGTCGCGTAATAGTGAGGGGGATACGTGGGCACGTTTATTCCGGTCCAGCTACGCGACAACGAACTCCAATATCGCGGGGATATACACCACGCAAGTTATCGGTGGTGACTACATGCGTCCATCGACACCGGCTCAGGTAAAAGCATCTCTGAACTTGGGTGTAGGTGATGTGTCAGGTCTCCAGTCAACCCTTAATGGGAAACTGGGAACCGATGCCAAGGCAGCAAACAGTGACAAGCTCAGTGGTCTGACTTATGATAACTTCATCCGGTCAACCGAAAGCAGCACTGTCCAAGCTCACACCGAGTGGCAGGACAATAAGTCGGTTCGCTTCGGTAAGAACGCAGACATGAGTATCTACCACGATGACTCCGCTGGGTTAAACCGTATTGAACTGTACAACGGCGACCTCAAGATCAGGAACGGGTCCAACACACGGTTCACCTTTGAGCGTGACTCTGGTAACCTTACGGCGGTTGGTCGTTTCACGGCGTACTCGGATGAACGCATTAAGGATGACTTCAAAGTTATCGACGGGGCGCTTGACCGTGTAGACCAGTTGACCGGCTTTACGTATGAAAGAACCGATGTCGAGACTGAACGCGAAACGGGTCTTATAGCCCAGGAAGTGCTGAAGGTCTTGCCTGAGGCTGTGAAGTACGACGCCGATGATGACCGTTACAGCCTTGCCTACGGAAACATGATGGGCCTCATGGTCGAAGCAATCAAAGAGCTAAAGCAGGAAGTGGAGGCTCTAAAGCAGAAACAGGGAGAATAATTTATGGCCTTCCATCTGATCGTTTTGGTTACGACATTCTGCTTGTGTCCGCATGGTAACAAGCTTGGGTACGCGGGAGGAAAAAGCGGTTGTCATGAGTGATCACCTCAAAACCCTACCCAAGTGGTTTCTGATTATAATTGTTGCCGCAGGTATAGCCCTCATTCCCTTCTGGTACGACCAAACACAACGCGCAGTCGATGTCGATCATCGGTTAGAGACCTTGGAGTCAATGAAAACCGAGGAGAAGATCAATGATATCGACAAACGACTGTCCCGTGTGGAGTACCAGATGGCTCAGAACAAAAAGACCCGCAAACGGTTCATCAAGGTTCTGGACAAGATGGATGGAAACCTGGGCAGACTTTCAGAAGCCGTAGCCGAACTTAGAGTTGAAATCAAGAACCTGAAAAACAAGGAGTAGTTAAAACATGAGCGTCAAGACATTGATCTTGGCGCATATCCTTTCCTGGGAAGGCGGTCTGTCCACTGACCCTCATGACCCCGGAGGTTTGACCAAGTACGGAATCTCCTCCGCATCCTACCCTAATGTCAATATCCGAGAGCTGAGTCCGGAAGATGCCCTGGCTATCTATGAGCAGGACTTCTGGCTCGGCCTCAAGTTGCACGAACTGCCCCCGCCCCTTGCCATGGTCGTGGCTGACGCCGCAATCAACATGGGGCCAAATACCGCTGTGACATTACTCCAGGATACTGTTGGTGCGTCTGTGGATGGAATCCTCGGGCCATCAACTATCCGCCATGCCCAGCAGTCAGACCCCAAGCAAGCCGCAAGGGTATTCACTGAGTTACGTATCTATGAGTATGCCCAGTATGCCCAGTTCGATAGGTACGGCAAAGGGTGGGTTAAACGTGCAGTAGATACCCTGATGAAAGCACTGAGTATGAGGTCATAAGGATATGCCCAAGAAGAGAGATTACAAGAAAGAGTACCGGGACTACCACGGAAAGCCTGAGCAGAGAAAGCGTAGGTCAAACCGTGTGCTGAGTCGCCGGAAGATGATTAAAGCCGGTAAAGCCAAGAAAGGTGATGGCAAGGATGTGGACCATAAGGATCGCAGCCCAGCCAACCGGGCGATGAGCAACCTCCGGCTTCAGAGCAAAAAGAAGAACAGAGGACGGAACAAATGAAGGAAGAACTGAACGCTGAACTCATGGAGCTACTTGAAGAGCTTCAGGTCGATTCTGTCCGGGAACTCTCCAAGCGAGTTCAGGATGGTTCCGTAACTGCCGCCGAGCTTAGCGTTATCCGAGGGATGCTCAAGGATAACAATATTCAAGTGAAGCTCACGGGTAAGAGCCCCTTGGAGAAACTAGGGGATAACCTCCCATCCTTCGATGAGAACGACCCAACCAACCCTATGCACTGAGAGGCGCTGAGAGCGTCTGTGTGAGCTTCTGAGGATGACCTGACCTGACACACGGATAAACCATTGTGTACGGCTCTGTGTTGTCCTCAGAAGTCCTTACCTCGGTATAGACACGACATGGATAAGTTATGACACAATCTGTTGAGGAAAAGACTAAGAAGGACTTTCGCGTCTTCCTTTACTTGATATGGAAGGAACTGGCGCTACCAGACCCCACACCCCTCCAGTACGACATTGCGAGTTACCTCCAGTTTGGCCCCAAGCGTTCTGTCATTGAGGCATTCCGTGGTGTAGGCAAGAGCTGGATTACCTCAGCGTATGTCGTATGGCTTCTATACAGAGACCCGCAGCTTAAGATCATGGTGGTCTCTGCAAGTAAGGAACGTGCCGATCAGTTCTCCTCGTTTACCAAGAGGCTGATTAACACGATTGACTGGTTGGAACACCTATCGTCAGAAACGGGACAGAGGGACTCTCTGATCTCCTTTGACGTAGGACCAGCCCGCCCTGACCATTCCCCTTCGGTTAAATCTGTAGGCATCACAGGGCAGCTCACAGGCTCCCGTGCTGACGTTATTATCGGTGATGACATCGAGGTAGTGAACAATAGTCAGACCCAGACTGCCAGGGAGAAACTGTCTGAGGCAGTGAAGGAGTTTGATGCGATCCTGAAACCCTTGGAAAGCTCAAGGATACTGTTTCTCGGGACACCGCAGAACGAGATGTCTCTGTACAACCAGATGGAGAAGCGTGGTTTCCACATACGGATATGGCCAGCCCTGTTCCCCAGCGACAAGCAAATCGTGGTTTATGGCGGAAAGTTGGCTCCTTATGTTGCGGACCATGAGAATTATACGCCAAGTCATACAACTGACCCTGACCGGTTCTCGGATGAAGACCTCCAGGAACGCTTGCTGTCTTACGGTAAGTCTGGCTTCGCGTTGCAGTTCATGTTGGACACAAGCCTCAGCGATGCCGATAAGTATCCCCTGAAGTTCTCCGATATGGCCCTGATGTCGATACCCTTCCAGAAAGGACCAACGGAGATTGTACACTCTGTCAGCCATGAGAATGCGATCCACGAGCTACCCAACCTGGGGCTGACTGGTGATCGTTTCTATGAGCCCTTCTATGTGGCGAAAGAGCTGGCGGATTACCAGACCAGGGTTATGTCCATTGACCCCTCAGGCCGTGGTAAGGATGAGACCTCCTATGCCGTGGGTTACATGCTCAACGGTAACGTGTTTATCCCTGAAGCCTCAGGTTTGAAAGGTGGTTACAGCCCCGAGGTACTGGAGTCATTAGCCAAGGTTGCCAAGAAGCATAAGATCGAGCAGATAGTTGTGGAGGATAACTTTGGTGATGGCATGTTCACGGCATTGCTTAAACCAGTGTTGGAACGTATCTACCCAGTGACTGTTGAGGAGGTGAAGAACCACCAGCAGAAAGAACAACGGATTATCGATACGTTGGAACCCGTGATGATGCAGCACAGGCTCATCGTCGATCCCAAGGTTGTGGCCCTGGACCACGAGGAAACCAAGGCTGACCCGGCCTACTCACTATTCTACCAGATGAGTCGGATTACTGCCGATAAGGGAGCCCTCAGCCATGACGACAGGCTTGATGCCCTGGCTATCTTGGTCAAGTGGTTCACTGAGCTGATGGAACAGGACCAGATTGGTGCAGAGGAACAGCGGAAGGAAGAGCTGCTGGACCAGGAACTTGAGAAGTTCATTGAGGAGGCCACGGATGATGACCTGCATGAGGGAGCCACAGGATGGTTCTCTCGGATGTTATGAGATAACACTATTGGTTAAAGTTCCAACAGGTAAACCCCAAGTAGTGGACCTTCGGAGCCCTTGGGAGACAAGGGATTCCAAATGGCTTAGCTATGGGGAAGACTGAAAGAAAAAACTGAAAGATATTACCTTAGGTTGTAGCTTCAGATTGACCCCAAGCCTACCTCCTGTTTATACCGGGGGTCTCTGCCAAGGACGGTGGAGACCTCCCTTCTTACAGATGTAGCTTAAGATTGAGCTTAAGATGCAGTTTGAGGTACACCTAATGGCCTTCCCTCGGCTTACGCCTCACTCAGGCCATGTGAAGTCCCTGGGCTCCCAACCCAGGTTAACTATTATCACAAACATGTCATACCAACCCCTAAGCCTACCCCCTGAATATCCCCCTGATTGCTACTGTTATAACCCCAGGAGAGAGGGTCTCCTTTATACCCCTCAGTCTTTACCCCAGGTTGTGGCCCCGGGTCTTTACCCCAGGTTGTTGCACCCGGACTTAAAATGGGTAAAAATCCGTGTGGCCTTATTAATGATTAACGAAAGTTGATTTCCCCCATGGCCCCCCTTCGTTTTGACGTTATGTTATTACCTTTCATTTGCCCTGGCTGCTCGCACAGGTTTATAACCCTTTGTTTTTCCTCATGTTTGCTGACCCTCCCCTGATTAAGGAGTGGTCCACCCCCTGATAACTGACAGTTTTCTGACGGTTCTGGCCCAAGGTTTGGCCCTATTGTTTTTTTATCCGTCAATTTTTCGTCACTGTCTGTCTCTCCCCTGTCGTTTTCATCCCTCGGTTATTCCCTCTGTCTACCCTCGGTTATTCCCTCTGTCTACCCTCGGTTATTCCCTCTGTCTACCCTCGGTTATTCCCTCTGTCTACCCTCGGTTATTCCCTCTGTCTACCCTCTGTCACTATCATCACCTCTAGCCGCCTCCCGGTCTACCCTGTGTTATGGCCGTGCGCTTTCCTTATCCCCCTGATCGACCTCCAATCCCTATTGTTTTTTTTTCAGCTACTAACCTATTGATTACCCTGCCCTTTGTTACTTGTTTATGATTT